TATCCCGTGAAGCTGATCGTGACTTGCTCGCGAATGGCAATCTGCTCGGTCAGCACGATCTTCTTGGTCGCCAGCGTTATCACGCCCGTCAACGTCGTTGTTCTTGCCATGGTATCTCCCTATGCCGGGGTCAACACTTCCGCCTGTACCGCCGCGGTGAGCGGGTTGTTCTTGATATACACCCTGTCCTCAAGAATCAGTGCCTTGTCGGTCGTGTTCCACACCTGCAAGATGAACGCCCTGAACTTCATGGCGTCATCATCCTCAAACTCCGTCGCCAGGTCGGCCCCCGACAGGTCCAGTGTCCCAACGAAATCATCGCCGCTCGCCGTCCACGCGCTGCATTGCGCCATCTCGGCGTGATCGTCGGGCTTCAGCACGCGAAGGACGATGCCAGCCGTCGTCGAATCCGTCGCCCCCGTCAGCGTCACGCCAACCTGCTCTCGGATCGTCATGTCGCCGCTGTACGTCACCAGCTTGGTGTCCAGATTCACCGTGATGGTGTTGACGCTCGTTGCCGACATTCCGCACTCCTATCCCTCGAAGCCGTCCGGTTGAGTTTTGCCCGCCATCTGCACATCGCCCATGGCGTCCGTCACCGCATTCAGGTAGGCCGGCAGGTGGATCTTCAGGGCTTTGGCGGCATCGCTCCACCGCTGTTTGGGCATGAGCTTCAGGCTGTAGTAGGCCCGCTCCATGATGGCCTCGGCGTAGTCGTTCAGGAACTCCAGAGAAACGACGTTGGTGCCCGTCTGCGTCACTTCCGGCACCAAGACCACCTCCACCATGAGGCCGTCCGTAACGGCAGCCCCCGGAATGATGTCGGTCGCCAGAATCAGGGTGTTCGGCTTCACGAACTTGTAGTAGGCTTCGGGCTGCTGGACGCCTTCCATGTCGTTCGTCACGTCATCTGCTGACCGTTTCCAGACTTCCGTGACGCGCAGGATACGACAGTCCCAGGAAGGCGTCAAAGTATAGTTCGCCTGGTCGGCCACCAGGTCTATGTAGGCCAGCGTCTCGCGGAAGGCTTCGCTATCGCTGGCGAACCGCCGACAGGCTTGCTGGAGATGTTGCGAGAGCGTATAGGTGTCGATACCTGGAAGCTCGTCCAGCATAAGGACGTTCAGATCCGAGAGTTGCTGTATGGTATCGCTCATCAACCGATCCCCTTCTCGTAGAGATCATAGTGCGCCGCCGCAAGCTTCGCATTGCCGGAATCCTCGGCATCCTCCATGAATGCCAAAAACGCCATGTAGTGCGCCATGGACTGCCTGTAGGAATCCTGGACGTACACCGTACTGCCTACCGCCGTAGGCTTGGCCGGCATGGCCGTCGGAATACTCGTGAGATTGAACGCCGAACGGCGCCGCCACCATAACTCGTCCAGCGCGTCACACAACAGAATGATGGCCGCGGCATTCGGCCACCGCACAGGAGTCGGCTCGTTCATCAACACATTGAACGCTGAAACAACATCCTGTGCGGTCAAGTTGCCTCCTCACTCCAACTGTGGAACTTCGTCTTCCACAGGGATATTCAGCCCATGCTGGGCCACGGACTTGCGGGTCTTCAACGTCCCTTCCGTGAACATCTTCTTGAACTCCGCGAATGTGGCCGGCCCTATCGGCATGAACGGAAATCTCGTGATATGGGCGGCCACCTTGCGCCCCTTGCCGGGTTCCTGCTTGAACTTCTGAAAGACGGCATGACGCGCTACGTCCAGATACGGCTCCGGAACAATGCACTCCACGCCCCGTTGGAACGTCAGGGTCTCGCCCTGGACCGCGAGCCGCACGGAATCGGGATCGGCGGGGTTGCTCTTGTGCGCCCACACGCCCCGGGTGAACTTGGTCTTCGAGTTGACGACCCCGGATGGTATCTCCTCTTCCGTAATGGGGTCCACCACCGTCAGTGGCTCCGCTTCCGGCGTCTTTGCCTTTTTCGGTGGCCGTCCCGGGCCTATCTTGACCGGCTGTTCTGATTCGGCGCTGTTCTGATCTGGGCTTTTCTCCTGTGCCTCTGTCATCTGCGTTCTCCTGTTGTACTGGTTGGTGTGTTGTGGTGTGAAACGGATGGGCCGGGATTTGACCGGCCCACCCGTTTGATGTCTTTCCCGTGATCGGTCGGCCGTCAGTCAACGACCGCTTCAAACACGATCATGTTGTTCTCGACGTTGGCGATGGTCTCGCCCAGCAGCGAGACACCCTTCGGGGTGATCTTGCCAATGGGGACCCAGATCAGGTCGTACATGGCGCCGATATACGTAATCGTGCCGGTCCCGATGGACTCAGCCAACGTGATCTCGTCAGCCTGCTCGCCGTCACTCGTGAGAGCGACAACACAGGACTCCTTGACCTGACCTGTCGAGTTCTCCTTGATCCGAATGGTCGAACCGACGCCGATCCGCGCCCCGCTCGCCACCTTCGCCACGTTCCAGTGGCCCGTCCGGTTCGCCGTCGTGTCCAGCGTCCAGGCGTTCAACGGAGTCCCGTCCGTTCCCGACCCGTAGTCGTAGTCGGCCTGGTAGTTCTTCCGGTCCCATTGCAGGTACGTGGCGTCCGCGTACGTGACGGTCTGGTTCGCAGCCGTCACCAGATCGCCGCCGTAGTAGGGCCGAACGCCCGAGGTCGTGAGCTTCGTCCTGACTCCATCGGACCCCTTGATGTAGATGCCACCCCACGCGGTGTTCTCCTTCATCATGCCCTTGGCCCACTCGACGGTCTCAGGATTCGTCGCAACTTCCACGTTCATGTACTTGAACGAATCGGGAATCACGCCCAAGCACAGATTGACGGCAGCGCCCGTCCCATTGAAGCAACCTCTCAGTATTTGCATTGCCATTCCTCCTTGTTAGGATTTCGTTTCGTTTCCTCAACCAACATTAGGTCGGGGTCTGCGAGGCACCGACTTCGATGCGCGCCATGTGCAGATCGTTCAGGATGACGCACGCATCGTGCATCTTCCAGCCTACCGAACCCTTCTGGGCGACCGGATCGCTCGATGTAGCCGTCGGGTTGACGATGTAGATCTTGACGGCATTCTTTCCCTGCATGGGAACGATACCGTAGGCGTCCTTCCCGAACACCAGAACCGGGTACACATCGGCCGAGCCCGTTCCCGTACCCCCGTTGGTCAGGTAGGTCGAACCGTTCGCGCCCGCCGCCAGCCACGCTCCGAACAGGTCGGAGCAGATAAAGCGGAAGTTCTCTGCCTTACCGATTTCGCCCGGAAGCGCCTTCGATGGGTCGCTGTACTTCTCGATCGGGGTGAAACCAGTGATGTCCTTGGCGTCGGCGTCCATGTCGGTGTGCATACAGGCGAAGAACGCTGGAGCCACAGGCTCCGTCGCGATCTTGGCGGTCGGCGCGATGATCTCGCTGATGAACTCGGCGCGATTCCGCTTCAGGCTGCGGTACACCCTTCGGAGCAACGCGCGCGTCAGCGTTCCGTTGACGGTCGCCCGGGTTGTCCCGGTGCCGCCGAAGAACACGTTCGTTCCCGCCTTCAGCGCGTTGAACCGAATGACTTCCTTCGTCTCGGCCGCCTGTTGCCCGGCCAGCTTGGCCATGTCGGCAATGGTGTCGTCCTCGATGGTGTCCTGAAGGACATCCGAGAACGGGATGGCGTCGGCGTACTGTTCGAGCGTCACCTGAACGTCCGTCACAATGAGCGCCTGGCCGGCCGGGGCCACGCCCTCTGCGATAGGCGCAATGGCCTGCGGCAGAGCTTCCAGCCGACGCCACTTGCGCGTCAGCGACTTGTTCATTCCCTGGGGGTCAACCTGCCCAAACCGCTCCAGAATCATGACCGCCTGGGCGCGCTTGAGCAACTTGCCGACGGCATAACCGTTCGTGCGAAACGAAACAGAACTTGTCGTATTCGTAATAACCTCCTTGCATACTACTGTTATCGTTATGCTCGGAGGCTCTTGGCCTTCTGGCGCTCATGGCGTTGTAACGCCGTCACCCGACGGCGTGTTCTTTTGCTCCATCGGTAATCATACCGCTTGAGTCATTCCGTACAATCGTCAGCATTGCGTTCCTTCTGGCTTCGGTCCATGGCTTCCCCTTTTTCGCCAGTGACATTTCTCTCCGCGCTTCTTCGGAGAATGGAATTCCCTTGTTCCATGAAGGCTTTCCCCTATGACTGTACCCTAGAAGGCGCAATCGCTCCATTTCTTTCGAAGACATCACTCTGTTCTTCTGAGCCGCAGACATCTTCGCCCTTGTTTCGGCTGACATCTTTCTACCCAGACTGCTAAGGCTTCTTCGCCTGTTCGATTCCTCCGATTGAGGCTTTCCCTTTTTGGCGTCCGATATTTTCTTCCTTGCCTCCATCGACAGGCGATGCCCTTTTGCTCTCTGAGTTCCCATCAAAGCGGCAGACAGCTTTGCCCTCGATTCTTTCGAAACAATCTTCTTTAGGTTTCCCCCGAACTCAAGATTGTACCCATTCTGAGCGTCGGTGCTATTGTAATACGAGATCCACGTTCGTTCTCTTACGTCAAGCATGTCGAGTTCGCATTCTTCCAATATGCGCCACTCGAATTCGTGTTCTCCGTACCCTGAGAAGGCCCTTTGGAGATGTACGTTTCGACAGTATCCGCCACGGAGAGAAGCGAAGTGGTCACACCGCCTTCGGTCAAGATCAATGCTCTGGCCAACGTATCGCTTTCCGTTTGCGACGTTGACCAGAGCGTATATCCCCGACTTCTTCATGGCTGTTCAGACTGCCCGTAAGGTCTTCCCATGCAGGGGAGTTGTCCGCATCTCGGACACTTGATCTCCACGATACTCCCCTCACCCAACTTCCCAAGAAACAGGAGATGCCCGCACATGCTGCATCGGTTCTCGACCGTGCGATCAACCAAGTCCCGCAAAACAGCCTTTGAGCCGTCGGCCTGCTTCACGTTCTCGGCTAATCGCCGCGCGTTCATGCCCTACTTGGCCCCCTTCTCGAATCCATCGTCGAAGTCCTCGGGCCGGTCGCCGCCGCCTTCCTTCGTCGCCAGCGTCTTGACCTCGCGGCGCCCCTTCAGGCTTTCGCCATGCAGCCCGTCAATGTCCTTTTTGGCCTTGCCGGCCGCATCCACCTTTGGTGCCGCGGCTTCCTGGGCCATGGCTTCCTTGTAGGCGTCGAACACGAGGATGGCATTATCAGGCTCCGGGGATCGGTACAGCCGCTTCATGCCATCCGTGCCCTTCGCCTCGACCCACTCCTTGATCTTTCCGCTCCTCCACAGCCGTTTGGCGTCAGAATGAGCCTCCAGAACCGGCTCCCAGAAGTCCTGTTCGGCCTTCATGGCGTCAAGCCTCTGCTGGAGCTTATCGGTGGCGGCCGTATCGGGTTTCGCCGGTTGACCCTGGCCCCCTGACCCCTGCATGGCCTTGACGCCGGCGAATATGGCTTCGAGAAGCTCGGAGTTCTGGTATTCCTCGGCGATCTCCTTCAGCGTCCTCTCGGTCCCGTCTGGGGCCGTGAACTTCGTGTCGCCCAAAATGGCGAGCATCGCCCGCTTTTCGGAGGCTGTCGCTACCGGCGCTGGCTGCTGCGCCTTCAGGTAGAGGTCCAGGACGAACATGGCGTCGTCAGGGTCTCCAGATTGCGACGCCTTCTGGACGGTTTTCGGCTGACTCGCCAGGAAAGCGGCCAGTTTGCCGTTCTCGCGTACTTCCCGGGCCCATCCGTATTCTGTCGGCAAGGCGTCCAGGATGTCGCCAGCCGGTTCGACGGCCTTTGGCGGCACGTCTCCAGCCGGCTTGGCGTCAAGCGCCTTGGCGGCGGCCTCCACCTTCTCCGCGGCGGTCTGAGGCGCTGGCGCAGCGTCCTGGGCAGGAGTCCCGGCTGGTTTGTCGCCTTCAGGCTTCGCGTCGGCCGGAAGGAACTTGCCGTCCGGTCCCCTGGGCCGGTCGCCGTCAGGCGTCGCGGGCTTGTCCGGCTCCAGCTTCAGCGCCCCGTCGGGATCTGTGTCCACCTTCGGCCGGTCGTTGGCTTCATCCTCAAATCCCGCGTCGAATTCGGGATCGGTCACATTATCCTGGTCTGCGCCTTCGGCCTGAACCTCGGCCTCTTCTTTGGCGTCTGCCTTTTCAGTCATGTCGTCCTCCTGCTGGTTTCGATTCCCTCTACTTCACGACAAGGAGCCGGTCAGCATCGTGCTTGAACGACAGCCCCAAATACTTCATGAGCGCCGCGATCTTCTCGCCGTCGGTGTGAACCTTCGCGCAGGCCGGCGTCTTCGCCGCCTCGGGGGCCGCTTTCGGGGCCTTGGCAACGTCGGGTTTCACCGGCGCCTTCGCCGCCTCGGGGGCCGCTTTGACTTCCTTCTTCTCGTCGCTCATGGTCATCCTCCTGTTTGTGATTGAATCCGACTCATTCTACATCGTACTACTGACCCGGCGAGAACCACCATGCTCCATTCGTCCCGCCGACAGATCCCCTGACAAACCACACCACGGACGTACTCAGTCCGGGTGGAATCCCAGCCGTGATGTTGCTGGACGCGCCATACGACTGCAATGGATAGGCCGATATAGCGGCATAGGCCAGATTTGAAACAGTCGCCACAGCCGTCGAGGCTCCCAGCGTAGTCGCACTCACCGTGCCCCCGCTGATCGTGCCGCCATTCGTAACGGTTCCCGCAACGGTGCCACCAGCAACCGAAAGACCCGTCAGGGTGCCACCAGCCGTTTGAGTGGCGTTTGAAAAATTCACGGTTCCGCTACTCGCAGTTGCGCCGATAGTCGCTCCGTCGTTTGTAATGGTTCCCGTCAGCGTACCACCCGCAACCCGTAGGCCGGTAAAGAGACTGGCCGCCGTCTGCGTCACATTTGAAATCGTCAGAGTGGCGCCCGCTCCCGTTACGGCAACGCCCTGCCCCAACGTAACGGTCCCGCCCGCCACCACGACGGCATTGCTCCCGTACACCTTGAGAACGGCGTTGCTGACCAGATTTGCCGTGCTGGAGGCCAACCCAGCGTTGAGATTCGCGGCCGTCGCCGTGACCTCCGTGCCGTCAATGGACCAAGGCCCGTTGAGATGGACCCGGGCCCCGGCGTCGAACACCACCTTGCCGTTGTACGTCATGTCCTCGTTCACGATACCGGCCGTCAAGGCCAACGCGGCCACCAGAACCAAGCCCCATTTCTCCGTTTTCTTCATGTCTCTCATCGCGTCATCCTCCTTACTGATTTGCGACCGATTTCACGGCCTCGTTCACTCGTTTCAACATCTGCCTTGCCAGCCTCGCCTGTCCCGCGTGATAACGGAAATCTTCCTTCGCCACGTTGCTCACAACCCCGCGCTCGACGATCTCCTCCACCTCGCGCTCATACGCTTCCTTCAATTCCTGTAGGATCAGCAAGGCCGGAGGCGAGTCCTGCACCGTCGCCAATATCGCCATCCGTTCCTCCGGAGACATCGCTTTCCAGTCCATTCGTCGGACCCTCCCGCTGGGGTTCTGCCGGCTGCAACGTCGTGGCCCTCGCGTCCGCCAGAGCCTTGACGGCCTGCGCCTTGGCAAGCATTGTTTCGGCACCCGTCTTCTCGACATCGGCCTTCTTGCCGGCCATCTCCAACACCACCGGCTCGCTCTGCTTGTTCTGCTCTTGCTTCTCCTGAACCTTCTTTTCGGACAGCAAGAACTGGTCAGGGTCGCAGTCAAGGGCCTTGGAAATCTCGGACCGGATCTCGCGGGTATTGGTGTCGGCCAGGAACGCATCGTTCTGCAACGCCATGGCCAGCAACATCTGTAGATTCTTAATGCGCTCCGTCTTGTTCTGAAAGCTGGTAAAGCCAAGCGCCTGCACGATGTAGTTGCCCTTGCCCACCTGAACGGCCGGGTCGGCCATGTCGTAGTCGTAGATTTTCCTGATGGCCGGTTCGATGAGCCCCTGGTCAAGATTCCGGATCGCCATGCCGATGTACTTGGACGCGGCGGTGTTCCGCATGGCGGCTTCTGCCGCCGTCTGATCCCCGGGCTCCCGGATGCCCTGCGCGATGCGGGGCACCATGGAGTCGTCGTCAAGGAACTTCTGCACGAGTCCAAGAAGCTGCATGAGGGGGCCGGTAACGCTCGGTATCACGACGCTTTGGATGGCCTTGCGCGCGTCGTCGCATTCCTCCTTGAGCAAGAGCTTGAGTCCCGGCATTATGTCATTCGGTACGTTCAGCAAATACCGCTCCTTCATCGCCAGGATGACGTTGGCCGACAGCTTCTCGTTGTCCTCGATGGCCCGGAACGTGCCGTTGAGCACCATGTGCATTTCTTTGCAGTTGTCCGCCACGCCGCGGGGCGCGAGTTCGTCGCCGGGGTCTTCCCACTTGGCCTCGAAGTAGGGTCGCTGATCGGGCTTGGTTCGCACGTACCGAACGGTGACCTCATCGTTCATGGTACAGACGCAGACTTCCACCTCGTCGCCTTGCTCTCCCTCGTCGGCCAGCGTCGGGGCCTGATAGCCGCCGGGAATATGCTCGTTCATGTCGCTCTCGAAGGCTTCGGCCACGGTTCGCGGAATGCGCCCCCAATGCTCGAAATACTTCTGGTCGTTGACGCGAAGCTGGATGTCGCGGGTAAGCGGCGCGAGGTTCTGCGTCTCGGGATTGCTGTTGATGCTCGGATTCGTGCGGTCCTTCGCCGTGCCCATCTTGCTGATGGCAAACTCGATCTGTTCCTTGAGGAAGTATGCCTTGCCGATCTTCTGCCGGAGCCACCATGCCGATACGGCTTGCCGCTGTCCGATGAAGGCGCATTCCTGAAGGTTCTCGGTCTCGTAGTCGCGGAAGATGTCCCACACCGGAACATAGATGTAGCCGGGCGCCAGGAAGTCTTCCTCCCATTTGATCCACTGTTGCGCCGTAGCGGGAAGGCGCCGCCAGTCGAGGATTCCGGGGACCTCCGGAACCTGGGCTGTCCAGCCATCGCGGTGCATGTTGTAGACGATGAACTTGCCGTAGGTCATGCCGTAGAGCCCCGCTGACAGCACATTCTTCATGTAGGCTTGCTCGGCTCGGCAGTCATCAAGCTGCTGTTTCGTCAGCCCCGTCATATCCTCGATGGCGCGCTCAACGGCGTTGGGGTCTACCGGCCCGGTCGTCCTGACGCGGTTGCGATCGAAGCCGGACGGCTTGTACATGAAGGGCAGGCCGCCACCGGAGAGAACCGTGTCGAGTACGATGGCGAGTGCGTAGATCACCTTCTGATGCGTGAATCCAGGAAACGATTTTGAGCGCCAAGTTTTGGCTTCGCCTTTCTTCCACTTGTCCACGGAATCCGCAAGGCCAAGGAAGAACGCCCGGTTCGTCTCCCATTTCTCTTGCAGCGGCGTCCGATTGATTTCGGCGTTGCGCCTCTGCTGCCCCACATATTCGGCGACGGCATCCACTAGGCCATATCCTCCATGTCGTCCTTGGCTCCCATGTCAAAGCCGGACTGCATCTCTGAGTCCGTGTCGGCCGTCACCTTGATGTCCATGATCTGAAGCTCTACCTGGTCGCCAACATCCGTGACGGTTGCGATGCCCATGATCTTCACTTGGTCGCCCGGCACGACATCGGGCGCCTGCGCTTTCTCGACTGTCAGGATTGGTCCAGCTTGCGATACAGGCGCTGGCGTGGATTCCGTCTTGCCACCCATGTCCTGCGGGTCCATCATGCCCATTCCACCGGCCTTCTTCATCATCGCCATGACGGTCCTCCAGTGTTGAACGACACACCTTCTCCAATGTCGGGCGGCATTTTCCCATGGACAACAGAGAGCCGTGAATACAAAAGTGTAGTTTCGGGGCTAGGTCGGTACAGAACGGTACTGAGGCGCAGGCAATAGGAATGCGGTCAAGACAAGGATAGCGCAGACGCGAGAAAATTACGCTTTATCTCGTGCGGACTACTGGCGATATTTCTTCAGAATGGCGATCACGCCTCTGGAGACGAACGGCCAGTAAGGCTTCCGATAGAGCAGGTCGAGCACGGCCCGGATGTCCTTCATGGCCTCGTTGTGCTGCTTCTCAAGCTCGGCGTACTGCTCGGCCATTTCGGTCGTGATCTTCGTCGCGGCCGCAGCGCGACGCTGCCATTCACGGCGTGAGTTGTGCGGCTGACTTGGCGAACGAAATCCCTTCATCGTGTCGTCTCCCCTCTCGAAAGACTCCAGCTGGTCATCGTGGCGAACGGGCCAGAGTCAAAGATGTTCAACCTAATTTCTCTGGCAGAGTCATGCAGCAGTTCTTGAACTTCAGTTGACTGCCGCACGGGCAGAAGTCATTTCCGGATACGTAGCCCCGGGAACACTGCTCGGGTGTAGGCGGAATCACCATGGCCTTCAACTTCTTGTCGATCTTCATGGCCTCCTGCAATAGCGCCTCCGTATCGAAGTTTCTGATCTGGCCCGTGTCGGTGTTCATCTATCCCCCTTTCCTCATTCGTCTTACATACGCAGCAACCTTCTCCAGTTCCTCCGCGGTTGCGTTCGACTTTATAAGGTTTGCTTTCGCGCTGATGACGCAGATGTTGTCCTTGGTGTAGCCTCCTTTGGGATCAATCCTATCTATGGTTGGACTGTTGGCGCAGATAGCTCCATCTCCTACCGCGATGGGTATACCAAGAGCCGGACACGTCTTCGGTATGTGGATGTCAGTCACATCTATCGACCACTCAACTCCGTAGTCCATGGCTCTTGCCTTGGAGCATCTCCACATCGTGTATTCTGTGGTTCCGGTCATACCGTGAATCGTGGCCGATTCTCTAGCGAAGCATCCACAACTGGTGCTATCACCATTACGGAGAGACATGCCATCTACGGTTTTTTCTACTCCGCAATCACATCGGCAAAGCCATCGAGAATGTCGATGAAGAGGAGACCGTCTATCTGACCATCCCAGCACAACCCACCGCCCAAATCGCTTCCCCTTCATCTCGATGGTCATGGACTCTGATTTTGTTCTAGCCCTAACTCCACCCTCTCTAAGAATCCTGGAAATGGTAGATCCGCCAACGCCCATCTTCTTTCTGATCGCCGGCATTCCTTGTCCCGACAGATAGCTGTCGCACACGAATCGTCTTTCTTCTTGATTGAGGTACTTTCCTCGCATGATAGCCTCCGACGAAAGTTCCCCCGGTCGTACGAACATCGTACAAGAAGACGAGGCCGGACTTGCACCGGCACGCCGGGGGATAACATCGCATTGTCGTTGCTGGCCTGCACAATGTTCGTACAAAGAAACTATCATTGCTCCACCGTAACGTCAAGGACGCTGTCGCGAAAGGATGTATCTTCCTCCTGTCGGATGCTTCTCGTCTTTGCGGAACACCCACCACAGGACCGATCCGCAGTGAGGGCAGATGAACTTCGTTCCGTCGGCAAACGCTCCAGACAATGCGTGCTCTCCGCAGACTTCGCAGGTTGCGCATTTTCCTTGGAGAAGCGGCTCCACCTGGTCCTTGACCTTCTGCCATTCGTCCCCGTACGCCTTGACGTTGCGCAGCACGATCTCCGACAGCGACTCCCACATGGACTTCTGCGCCTCGCGCACCATCACGGCCAGGACTTCCTTCTCGATCGAGCCGCCCTCGACCTCGCTGACCGTGAAACGCCTCTTTCCGTCCACCTGTCGGCCCGTCAAGGCGTCGTCCACGTCCTGAATCGTGAGTTCATCCTTCCCGTTCAGCGGCCTGATCCTGATGACCAACTCCGTCGTGCCCGATTCCTTCTTGTCCTTGCCCATCCTCCACCATCCTTTCAGTTCAGCCTGTTCCTTGCCAACACCTTCAACGTCAGCCAGTACATCCACTGCTCCAACGTCGTGCCAACATGCGCCGAGTTGATGGCGCGCCGGCACGCCTCGCACATCTCGCGTTGCCCCTTCTCAATCTTACGGCCACAGAGACAGGTCATGGATTCACCGCCTTCTCTTTTTTCAGATCAACCAGTTTTCTTTCAAGATCCTCGATACACGCATTCAAGAACGCCTCCACAGCGCGCTCGTTCGGATATCTCACAACCAGGATTCTGTCTTCTACTCCATCGACAGAGATTCCTACTTCATACGTCAGGTTTACTTTCGCGGACTTACCCATGCACTCTGCACGCGCATGTAAAACGGCTTCGATCTGCTTGTCTACGCTAATGGATTTCACGATGTCATCAACTGTCATTCCTCCTCCTCCCGCTTTCTGTATGGATACCGCTCCAGCCCGTTCACCAGCGTCGTCAGCGCCATGACGCTCGCCAGCTTCACCTTCCGCCCCGTGTTCTCCCACTGCTGAAGATCATCGTGCAACTTGCATGTCGGGTCCATCGCGATCTTGCCCCGGGTCCGCCACCCGAACAGCGTGTGCTGGGCGTCGTCCTGGTCAATGATCTGGACCTCCGGGAATCCCGGTGTCGGCTTGATCATCTCGCTCCGGATGACCTGAAGGAGATACTGCCGGTGCGTCTCATCGTTGCCGGATCTGTAGAACTCGATGCAGTTGTAGTGCGCCCACACGGCCGGAAACCACGTCGATAGCCCTTCGTACTCCACCTTGCCGTTCTCGTCCACCACGTGATCCACGCAACGGAAGGGGCCGCTCTCGAAGATGACGAGCGTGCCGGTGTCGAGCTTTTGCGCGGCGCAGATGATGAAGCCCTCGGCAATGCCCGTCAGATCGTTCAGGACGGGCCACTGGACGGCGCCCCGCGGGTAGAACCGGCCTTCGTGGTCTTGGTGCGGCTCGCGGAACTCGTAGAGGCTTGCGCCGTCCTTGCGGGTCGTCGCGCGGTAGGGCTTCGGCATCATGGCGTTTTCCTCATATCGACACAGTGAAGAATCCCGAGCCAGTGCGATGCCCTGTTTACTCCAAGCGGATCTCCGACGGACGGAATGCCGTTGTCGTCGTATCGCCTCAGCTCCATGTACTCGCTCGCCATTTTGCAGATGTCGGACGCGAGACATTTTCGGATGTCCTCTTCAGGAACATGATCGTCCTGGCGCGACACTATTGTTGATCGCAGCTCGACGTACGGCCGTGTCATAAGCGGGCGATCTCGGCTTCCGTACAGCCACCACACGCAGAACCTCGTGATGAGCTTCTTCATGGCCTGTACTCCCATCCTAACCGTCCGTCCATCCCGCCACGCGGCATCACGCGATAGAAGCGCACCCGATGACGCCATCTCGTCGGCACGAACGCCTTCATCTCGTCCTCCAGTTTGGCCATCACGAGTGCCACCCCGCGCAACACTTCCAGATCGCTCGCCCCAGGCGTCACCCCAAACCGAACGCCCCCAAAACAACGTCGCGATGGGTTAAACCCCCGGCTTCCCGGCGACCGGCCATTTATCGGGATACCCATGGCGTCACTCCACGACGAATGCCATCTCGACCTGCATCTTGCCCCGGATGGTCGCCAGCCGACGCACCAGCACGATGTCCTGCAATGTCTTCCCGGAGTTCGCCGGGTCCTTCGCCCAGTCGGTCTGCATCTTCTTCGCCATGGCGATTGCCCGTGGCGCCCTCGTAATGCCTTCCGGCCACTCAGGCATCAGCGCGAAACCACCGGCCACCTCCCCGACCGCCAGGATGTCTTTGCACCGCCGCGTCCGTCGCTTCTTCTCCGTCGTCGTCTCGCTCGCCTCGTCGCCCTGTTCCTTCATCTTGCCGTCTCCTTTCGCCTACCATCGCCCTACCGTCCAACCGTCCGCCTTATCGCCGCCCAGTATGACGGCGCTCGTGAAGTTGAAGTCGTTTTGCTGCGCCATCGTCATCAGCGCGTCGGCCGCGTGCTGGTCCCCAGTCTCAGCCGGCTCGTCGCTCCAGCCGGTTGTCTGGGGGTTCCACTTCTTGCGGTACTGCTCCAGGTGCGTGATGCCGACACCGCACCGCACCTCGTCGAACTTGACGTGATCCAGAATCTTGCGCGCCATCTCGATAGCGTCCATCTTGTGCCCGATCCGCGGCACGACCTTGAAGCGAAGCCCCATCTCGGCCGCCAACTCCTGCCGCGTCTTGTGGCTGATCTCCTTAATCCTCAAGTCGTGCGGCCCGTAGTGAGTCCCGTACCGATACCCGCGCCCCTCCAGAACCCTGACGTAGTGATCCATCCCCTGATTGCTGTTCTCGTAGTAGTCCACGGCATTCAGGAAGCCATCGACGTACTGCCAGAACCAGATCGTCATGTAGTCGTGATTGATGCCGTAGTCCCATGACGTGTGGATGGGAATGCCCTCGACAATCGGAATGTGGCCTATGCGCTTCTCGCTGTAGATGCGCCGGAACTGGTGCGCGAAGTACGCCCCCTCGATCGCCACGCTGAACGGCTCGTCCTCAGTGCTCGGATGCTGAATGAGGGTGTCGGGTCCCAGATCGTCGTACTTCTTGCAGTACCACCGCTTCTGGTCGATGTCCAGCGTCACGCCCAGCTTCCGGAAGTATTCCTCCATCACTTCGCTGATCACCTGATCGCTCTCGAACAGCCGGTTGTCGGCCCCCATGTGCCACGGATAGAACAGGAGCTTCATGTCGAGCTTGCTCAGGCGCCGGCCGCTGTCCCGATGCTTCCGCGCCAGGTCAACCATTTCACGGAACAGCCCCGTCTTGCCCCATGCCGTCGATTCGATCCACACCATCTGGTTGCCGTCACTCGCCACGGCCTCGATCGAACCCGTCTGAATGCTCTTGGCTCGGAGCGGCGTGTCAAACGAAATCTTGCCAAGCTCCGAAACGTGAAGAAACGTGGGAGTCGTTCCAACGGAACTGGTGCCAACCTGAATGACCGACCCCTCGGTATGATGGAAAACTACCATCCTCTGAGTCCGTGTCTTGACCGGCGAGATGTACTTGATCTCCTCCGGAAGGTGATCGTACGCATACATGATCGTCCGCTCGAACAACTCCTCGGCGTGGTTCATCGTGTCGTTTATCATCTGGCAGTTCTGGTTCTTCTGAAATAGTGCGGTGTCTAGCGCCAGAAGCGCGATCAACGTGCTGGTCCCGCGTTTCCTCGACTTCAGGACGATGTTACGATACCACATCCGATTCAAAATGTCGGACTGTATCTCGTTCGGCGGGAAAAGTTCATCGTGCCCTGACCTGTTGATCACGTGGTACAGATTGCTCAGCCTCCACCGCATGTCCTTCAGTTGTCCAGCCGTTATCGTCATGCCTCGCCTCCCTTCCCTTCCCAGGCCAAGACCGATGACGACGATATACTCATTCGCCTCCCTCCCTTCCACTCTCTTCCTGGGAACTCATCATGCTCATCGTTTCCCTCCCCCATCTCTCAAACTCCAAAATTCAGCTTTTACCAGACGAGGGACCCTACGAATAGCGAGGCCATCCGTTTTACCCCCCGCGGGGGGGTGCTGGGGGGGGGTGGGGTCGCGCGCCACATCGCAGCCCGGCACGGCGGTCCGCTCCCGCTCCGTCCTGATCGCCTCGGCCATCCGCCAGGCCGCCGAGAGTCGCCGCGGCAGACAGGCTGGGGGATGGCGGATGGATCGAGGCATGGGGCGGTCGCAGTTATTGTCTGCTGGTCGCAGCATCACGAAACCCCCGTAAACATTGAGCGAAACGTGGTCAACGTCGCATAATCTGCACTATGGGAACTCGTAACCCCTGCTTTCATTGGCCTTTTCGCTCGTTTTCCTCGCCGTGGGGCGCCCTCCCTATATCCCGCCGCCCGATCTCGTCGCCGGCCGCGGTCCCCGCGAGGGAAGAGAGCAGCGCGTTGACCTGGAGATTGACCGCGACGCCGGCGCCCTGCACGGGATACCGCTCGGGGTGGTCCTCCTTGTGGAGCAACTCCAGCAGCCGATCTGAAAAACGCCTGACCCCCTGCGCGCACATCGTCCCCTTGTAAAAAACGGCCTCCTCCCAGCCCTCCACGGCCCGCCGATGGGTCTCCGCATCCCTGATTTCGCGCCGCATCCGTTCGCCGCAATCCTGTGCGACAGCGAACATGGCCCGAAATAGCGGACTCTCCAAGTGGCCGTGCCACGCGGGCCATGATAGGCCGGTGGCCGCGGCGACCGCCCGCCATGACTCCCCGCGGGCATACATGCACAGCGCCACGGCGAGCTGTCTCGCGCGCGGACCTTTAGAGGGCTGCACGACCGTTCGCATGATCTCCGTCAACGCATCCTCCTGGTCCGAGTACAGAGCGGAGAGCGCCTCGGGCGACACGGCGTTCGGGCTGTCAGTTTGTCCGCTTGCCGGCGGGTCGGGTTGTCGGGGCGTGATTGCGCTGGTGGGGGTATCAGGCTGTGGGGCGAGTCGTTGCGATGGGGCCTGAGCGATCGTAGGGGGTGGATTTTTCTGGGCGGGGTGGATTTTATCCGCGTTTGGCACTCGGGGCGTCTTGGTCGAGGGGCGCATATCGCCGGGTCGGT